CGCCCACATTCCCCGCTTGTATTGTCTGCAGCGTTCCCATCATGGCGCGGCTTGTATCAATTCGAATATCCGGCGTAAGGACAATCGGAGTGCTTAGCGTTGCTGTCTGGAATGCGCTTCTCATATTGTTCACCGCCGGAACGGCGCTCTTCATAAAGAACCCGCTGTTTAACTTTGAATTCAATCCCGCATTCAGGTTCGTTCCCAGACTATCCGCAATCGTTTCTCCGTATTCTTTTCTCTCCCGCATTCCGCCTGAAATGCTTTCTTTGATTGCCTTTGGAATACCCTTCACGCTGTTAAGAATCGAAACCTGTTTTTCTGATCCATCAAACAGCGTTCCTATTTTCCTGTATATCGCATCCTTGTCGCCAATCAGAGCGTCCAAGTTGTTCGCAAGGTTAATTGCCCTTGCCGTTTCCGGATCAATTTTGAGTCCGTTTCTCAGCGCCTCATCACGTGACGCTTTTAATTCCTCAATTTGCGGTCCGATAGCCTTCCGCAAGTCTTGAAGGTTTTTCACCTCTGCATTGCTCAGAGTCTCGCCAACCGTGTACTGTGCCGCACTCACGCTTTCCTGCAAATACTCGGCATAATACTTTGACGGATCCCCGCGCTTACTTGCCTTCTCCCACGCTTCCTGCTCCGCTTTTGCCAGCGCATTCGCAAGCCTTTCGGAAGCCTCTGCATACTTTCCGTTGTCAGCCCGCATAATGGCTTCAATGCTTGAAGTCACACTTGCCGACGAAACACGGTTCCGCTCCTCGATATATTTATTCCGTGCCTGCTCTACCGCAGCGTTGTAATCATCAGCGCTGATATATCCCGGAGTCCCTTCCGCAATCTTTCCGCTCGCCGAATCAGCTCTCTGCTTTTCCAGCTTGCCTTGTGTGTATTCGTATGTCGTTGTTAGATTGTTCAGCGTATCCTTCGTTGTGCTGTTCAAATCAGCATACAGATTCTTTAGGCTGTCCGGCGTCAACTGCTGCCCGCCCTTTGCCAGCACATCATCAACCAGGCGCCGTTGCTTTGCTTCGGTCACGTAGCGCGTGATTCCGTCTGTAATGTTCTGGTACTCCTGAATCTTGGCATCAATGATTTCTGCCTCATGGCTATCAATCGCTCCGTCCTTGATAGCATCCGAATACAGCTTTCCGAGTTCTTCGCCCTTCTCGCTGATTTCCTTCCCGATCTGCTCGTTGTAGCTTGCGAAATTCTGAATCAGCCCCTTCCCCTCTTCGTCATTTCCGAAAAGGGCCCGCACGCTGATTGCATCCGTGTAGCTTGCCTCGCTTGCAATCTTCAAGCCGTCCTCAATCATTGACTTGATGTTGTCTCCCAGCGCCTCTGAATCTTCGCTGGTAAATGTGATTCCGTTTCTCACCTTGAAAAGCAACTCTTTGCTCTTCTCCGCCACATCACTGATTGCTTTTCCGCTGTCCTTCAACTCGCTCAGGCGTTCAATGGACCCTGCCAGCCTGTCAATCGTTCCTTCTCCGATAATCTTCCGCGACACTTCGTGTAGCTCTTTTTCAGACAGCGCAATGTTTCCGAACGCCTTGTCTAAGGCTGCCTTCTTTGCCGCTTCCGACGCGATTTTATATTTCGTCGCGACCGCAACCAGAACTGTGGCCGCCGTTCCCATGAGCATAATCGGGCTTGCAATCGGATTGCTGAATAGCTTTGTGAACGCAATAATTTCCTTGCTCAGCTTCCGCGCACTTACTGCGGCGTGCAACGTTGTAATTCCACCGGCAATACCGGCCAGCACCGCCACCGTGGAATCTCCGTTCGCCACAAGCCACTTCCCGAGTGAAAACATCGGTGCCGTAAATTCCTTCAATCCTTTCCCGGCTTCTTCCGCACTCCGCTTTATCGTCGGATACCACACACCAATCTTGTCGGATACATTGTCCGAGAACTTGTATACCTCTTTTGTCGCCAGCTGCGTTGCGTCTCTCAGCGGGTTTGCGAATCCGTCATACGCTCGAATTCCGGCGTCCTGCATTGCGCTTTCAAGGATCTTCAAATCACCCCAAAGGTTATCCTTCTTAACCTTCGACATTTTGTTCAGCGCGCCTCCGGCGTTGTCCAGATCTTCGCGGAGTGCATCCCACTCCGTTCTTCCGTCTGCCAGCGTAGTATTTAAGCTCTGTAGCATATCGCTCAGCGCCGCCACATTTCGCTTGCCGCCCAGCGCGGAAAGTGCGGCATTCCTCTGCTCGTCGCTCATGTTCCGCGTTGCGTCGTTCACGCGCATCATCGTGTTCTTCAGGCCAATGAATCTTTCTTCGTCATCAAATGCCGATATGCCGAGCTCCTCCATCGTTTTCCCGGCGCTTCCCGCTCCGGTCGTCAGGTTGATTAAAACCGACCGCAATGCGGTTCCTGCTTCTTCCGCCTTCAAGCCGCGGTTTGCCAGCACACCGAATGCCGTTGCCGATTCCTCAATCGGGACATGTAAATCATGTAACTGCGCACCGGTTCTGATATATCCTTCCAGCAATTGTTCCGCCGTCTGGTTTGAACGATTGTTCGCTTTTGCCGCGACATCCAGAAAGCGCGCCAGGTCTCCCGCTTCCGTCCCCGTTGCCGCCATAGCGTCAGTCACAAGGTCACTCGTTCTTGCAAGATCAAGGTTTGTGGCCTCGGAAAGCTTCAGGACGCTCGGCAGTGCCTTAATTGACGTATTCACATCCCATCCGGCAAGCGCCATATACTTAAGAGCATCCGCCGACTCCGTCGCTGTCTTTGTGGTTTTGCGTCCCCAAAGAAGCGCGGCTTCCCTTGCTTTTTCGTATTGCGCATTGCTTGCGTCGGCGGTTGCGGACCATTCGTCCATGTGCTTCTCAAATTCCGACCCGACGTCATATGCTTTCTTAAGCGCAACCCCCGTTGCCACTCCCGCCGCCGCTCCCACTTTTGCGACAGCCGACGCAATGCCCGTTGCCTTCTTCCAGATTTTGCCTTCCGTCTTGTAGAAATCGCTCTCGAATTTCTGCATCTCCCGTTTGGTATATTGCACCGATGTTTTGAGCGACGGATCCACGCGTCCCAAAATTTTAATCAGAAAATCATACTGCGTATTTCTTCCCGCCATTACTTCTCCTCAGTCATCTCCCGCACGGTCTCTGCCCACTCCAGTAAAGCCGTAATCTTCATTCGATAGAAAAATTCGATTCCCGTCCTAAGCCTCAGCGACATCCAGACAATAATCTTCCTAAGTTCTGCCGCCGATTCTCGGCTCAGGCCATAAAGTAGAAAAAAGCCGTCACCGTCTCTCTCAGCCGAATCGAATCTTTTGCGTTCATCTTGTCAAGCCAGTTGTAGGGCTTCCGGTTCAGTCGGCACGCCAGTAGCATTGCATACTTCCGCGTGATTTCCGGATGCAGTCCGTTTACACTGCTGTCTCCCTGCCGTTTGGCTTCCTCATCCACCTCGCACATATCCTCTGCCCTCGCCGTTGCCAGCCCTGACAAATCAATGCTTTCGTATGTTTCCCCCTCAAACTCAAACGGCACTTCCAGCGGCATCATCGCCGGTACCTTGTCCTGCTCTGCGCCCGCCGCTCCCTGCTTTACATTTGCTTCTTCCGTCGCGCTTGCTCCGCCATTTTCTCCGCCGGTCGTTTTATTCTGTCTTCCCATCTCTCTTACCTCTCCTATCCCCTTTTAGAAAAAGCCGATGCCGCTCATGCAGCACCGGCCGTCTTGATTCTCTTAGCAGCTCTCGCGAATTTCTCGCATAATATCTTCGCCGTCCACAACGCAAATCTGATTCAGCTTGTCAATCTCAATCAGGGTGTCATCACCGGCAACCAGCGACACATAGGTTGCCGATACCGTAATCGTTGTGCCCATCGGGTTGCCCAGCTGGAGATTTCCCGGATTCATGCCTTTGACGGCGCCCTCAACCGTGTACCGCATCTGCACATAGTCTCTCGCGCCAGTCTCTCTGTCATAAATCTGCATTGCGCCTCTCAGCGTGATACGGCACTTCTTCTTGATGTTCAACATCTGCGCAATCTGCGGTGTCAGCGCCTGCATCGGGATTTCCTGCGTAATATCCTGGAAAAGTCCCCCTACCGGTACACTGTAAGTTCCACCCACTCCCGCGCCGCTGATTTCTGCCGTCATGAGCTCCAGACTTGCCAGTGTCACCTGTCCGGAAAGTCCAATCAGCTTTTCGCCGTTTTCTCCAACATACGCGTTGAAGTTATTAATGACTTCCGGAATCATCGATCTCGTGATTCTGTTTCTCATTACTTCTCACCTCCAGACAGTGCGTCCGTAATCAACTGCGGATTGAAGCTGATTCGGTTCACGATATGCTTTGCAACCGGGAAAAACGCGAGCTGTGTGTCAAACACAACATCGCCGTTCATGATTGCCTCCGTCGTGTTTACCTTCTCGTCGTAACCAATCTTGCATCCGGCCGGAATGTAGCCGCCCGACGCCAGCGAATTCAAATACTGATTCTCCGAATCCACAAACGCCTCAACCGTTCTTCGGGATGCCGGATCATCCACCCTGTCCTTATACGCCAGCACAAAGCGATTGCGATACCAGTTCATCATGCGCCGGTTCGAGATATAGCGATCTTTGGCACTGGTCACTTCCGGAAAGCCCGCGTTCTCATTTCCCCACGACTTCCACCCCTGGTCATTTACCGCCGTCACCACACCGCACGAATTCACGAACGCTGCCTGCGTGTTGTCCAGATAGATTTCCTTGCCGTCTGCCAGACAGGTAGACGATACGCCAATCGGCTTGTTCGACGGGGACTTGTACGGAACATCGCCGTTTTCCGCATCCAGTAGCGCCGCATGTGCCGCCCACACAACGGAATAGTCGTACACGCTGTTCTTGTACTTGACGCACGGCCAGACAATGACAGCGTTCTTGTCCGAAACGCCAAGCTGTTCCTTCGCTTTCTTGACATCCGTATACTTCTTGCAAGTCTCTGTATCCAAGTCAATCACCGCAATCGCATTGAAAAGGCCGTTCACATCTTCCGTCTTTGCCGCCATAACGGCTGCGACCTTCTTTTTCTGCGACCACTTCGGGCAAACCAGCATACCGAAAACATATCCGGTCTTCGGATAAATCTGCCGCACGACTTCCAGGCCGCTCTCCGTGCCGCTCTCCGCATGGAAACCGCCAATAATGTCATCCTCTGTGACTGCTGCCGGATTCAGCATATCCGCCGTCACGCTGACAGTCGTCTGTGCCGTCAGGAAGGAAATCGACAAATAGCCTTCCTCCGTGAAATCCAGCACATAATCCGTGTCAAGTGTCAGCGCGCCGCTCGCGCCGCTTACCACCACGCTCGATTTCAGAATGCCGGTCTTTTTCACCACAAAGACTCCATCCTGTGCCGTGCCGCTTTCCGCCGGCATCGTCGTCTTATGCTTTGCCGGATCCAACACGTTGATAAAAATCACCGGCGAAACACCGAATTTTCGGAAACTCGCGTCCATCGCCTCGCAAAGCGTATAGTTCTTGTAGTCCTCCAAGAATCCGAGCTTTCGCTCTGCCTCATCAAATGTCTCACAGACAATCGGTGTGTTTACCGTGGCGGCAGGATCGTCCGTCATGTTGACCGGTGCCGTGCCTACAATCACCTGCAGCCCGGCAACCGCGGTCTGCGGCGTTGCAATCGTAAGGTCCCGCTCCCTGGTCTCAATCTTGTGCAAATACTTCATTCTCTCACTCCTCCCTGTCTCTCAGCGCCTTGTACGCCAACTGAATTGCAGTCCCTTCCCGATGCAGCATCTTCCGCGCATCCGATAACCTGTCTTTATACACATCTCCGAGCCCACGAGACAAAAGGCA